GTACGTAGTACATATCAGCAAGCTGATAGCCATAATATATCAATTTATGTTTAGATATTATGTTTTTCATAGATTATGCAGTGGAAAATGGATGGGAGTTGAACAGAAATGACTGCATAAGTGCAGTTAAATAAACATTTTTGGATTTATTTTTTGACTGCATACTTTATGCAGTCATTTCGGTCATAAGAAATTAATAGGTTTCTTATGAGTTATGCAGTCATTCCTGTATTTTTTCAGGCATTTTAATACATACATATATTAATCACGGGGGGCTCCGCCCCCGGCGGAATATTTATTTATGACTATACTCTATATGAAATTATCCAAACTTATTCTAAGAATCATCATTTTACTTCTTATTGTAATTTTATTATTTCCATTTTTTATACCTTGTAATGAAAATATGGAGAACCTTAATGACAAAGAAACAATTACAGAAATACTTTATGAGAAAAATAGTAAATATCAAAATGTTGTAGTTGCTAATGTAGATGAAGACGATACGTGTCTGTTCCTCGATGGAGAAATTCAACTTTGCAAAAGCTTTGAAAGTCATTATCACGAATTTATGGTTCACTTCCCCGCTACATATGTTCCCCATTTTGAAAATGTCCTTATTATTGGAGGAGGCGACTGTATGATATTACGTGAAGTTATGAAATACAAATCCGTTAAAAATGTTACTATGGTTGAAATCGATAAATACGTTATTGATGTCAGTAAAAAATATTTTGATGTTCGCGATTTTAGCAGTGACCCTCGTGTTAACATTGTCATTGGTGATGCGTCAATCGAAATTGATAATATCCAAGACGACTTTTATGATCTTATTATTATTGATACTACCGAAGATGGCATAACCAATTCGAGTGTCGATACCCATCTGTTTTATAATAAATGCCAGACGAAATTAGCTCAATCAACCAATAGTGTGATTGTCAAAAATGGCAATATGTTATATGATAAAATTAAATCCACTTTCAAATATGCACGACGTTATCATATCCAATATAACCCTAATGTACCATCTTCATTTTATGACTTCATTATTGCTTCTGATAATCTTAATATCAAAAAAATTAAACCCACAAATCCACCCAGTGATATCAATTCAACGCTTAAACACTACAAATTTGATAAACATCAAGGTTATTTCAATAAATAATATGTTTATCTATTTTATAGATGATTCCCATTTTTCTTATTTTTGTTATTCTTTTTTCAATTATATATAGCACGGTGTATACTAACCCAGTCGGGGTTCATTACCTCATCAATATCGAAAATATTGATGTGATTTGTAACAAAAAAGTTAGCACCATTTGCGAAAAACTCATTGAACGTACCAATCTACACGTTTTAAATAAAGGAGAACACCGGTTCGAACCAGAAGGATATACGTGCTTCTACCTCCTGAGCGAAAGTCATCTTAGTGCACATACTTGGCCCGAACATAACAAGGTTTGTATGGATTTCTTTTCGTGCTCTTCTAATAAACTCGACCAATCATACACCAAAAATACCATTTTACAAATGTTTCCGAATTCATCCGTAAAAATTTCGAGTATCATTCGCTAATTACTAACTTATTTATGTAAACCTCTTAAAGATTTCATTGTTTATACTTATTAATATGAACAATGGAGAACCTGACAATGTAATTACACTAAAAAATCCACGCACTGTGTTTTTTTACCAAAATAATCCACAACTTGACCCTGAAAGAGTCAATTTATTAGTTCTTGAACTAATTGAAAACTTCAATTCCGATAAATCACAAATTTATAGCGAACTCAACTCTATTAAAGAAGATATTATATCATCTTTAAAAGATGATAACTCTTACAAGCAAACCGATTTATGTAATAAATTCCAAGAATATTTCAATTTCCATTGTTCTCAAAATAACCAATCTATTTCTAATACAATCGAATCTAAAAATTTTCTCGTATTAGAACAATTTCAAAATGTATTTAATGCACTTAAATCAAATAATATGGAGAACCACGAACGTACATTTAATGATTTAGCTGTGTTTCTTGGTAAAATGAATAACTCGAATATTAAAGGGAAGTTCGGTGAAAATCAACTCGAAAATGCTCTTAATAGTATGTATCCGTCCTACGAAGTTATCAATACCAGCGGACAAACCGCCGCCGGTGATTTCAAAATCCTTCGAAAAAACGGAGAACCTATTCTTATTGAAACAAAAGACTATGACCGCAACGTCCCGAAACAAGAGGTCGAGAAATTTGTTCGGGATATTGAAGTAAATAAGCATAATGGCATCTTTTTATCGCAGAAAAGTGGCATTGCAAACAAAAATAACTTCCAAATCGACATTATTGACAAAAATGTGGTCATTTATATACATTTTGTTGAATATAGCCCCCAAATTATTAAAGTTGGTATCGATATTATTGATTCTATTTCAATGAAACTTAACGAATTTCAAAAAATAGAGAACCCAGATGACCATATTATTTCTAATGAACTTTTATTGCAAATTAATCAAGAATATACATCATTTGCAACGAAAAAACTCGAAATGATCAAAATTTGTAAAGATTTTCACCAAAATATTGAAAAACAAATAAATACCTTACAATTTCCCAATTTGGAGAACATTTTAACACCCATTTTTAAACAAAATACGACTTTACAACCGAATACTGAACAGTTTCAATGCAAATGTGGCTTTATTGGTAAATCAAAACGCACTTTAACAACTCACCTGAAAAAATGTGATACAGTAAAAAACCAACAACAACCAATTATTGACCTTAATAACAGCATTATTACATCATCATCATAATATTACACTATTTCTTCCGTTCCATAATACTGCACATTATTGTCATAGTCAATATCTATTGCATAATCATCTTCATCATATAACGGCAAAAACGTCCCTCGTGCTGCTGGGCGAAATATCTCGTAGTTGAACAATGATCCAAATACTGTATACAACATCTTATCTCTTTTCCTCTCTTATAATTTATATGTTCTATTGTTTTTAAGTTTTTAATCAATTTTTTCTATATTTAATGCCTCATACGTCGTAAGTAATACATTTGTCGTTATCCACATACCAATTCCAATCCACATATTTGACATTACCAACAATGAATTATAGGTTACCCATTGCAAACCAGTACATAATGGATTCATCGTTATTAATGGCGACATTATAAACCCTGTTATTGTTAATGGTACACACATATACACATATATATGTGTACACACAAAATGCAATATTATCCACATCAAATAAAACCCCACCTGTTTATGGATTCTAGAATAAAGCGTCCTGAATACACTTAAACATTTGGTTGTTATTTCGTTTACAATTATTATTATATTCATTGTCATTTACTTTTATTATACACATTTAATTAATCAATTTTATGTATTTTGTTGTAAAAAAACAAAATACACACTTGTATGTAAACATTATACTCTACATCTATTCATCATCATTAACTCCCTAGTAACCACCCCCCACTCAATATATATAATAATTTTTTCTTTGTCTCAGTATAACACGTGGGTCTACTCTTATCATTATATGCCATTGCCATCACAAATGGAGATAATTCTTCATCATTTGCGCAAATACTGCACACGTCCGCGTGTTCTGTCTGTATTTTATCACGCGGACATACATTCCGGTTACATATATTGCAGATGTATAATGCATCGTATGTATTACATACTTGACATTCGCGTCCTATACCATCAGGAACAACTCTGGTGTTATTATTTACAAATACACCTGATCTACGCTCTGTCATTGTTTTATATGTTTAGTTAAAAAACATATAATACTGACTTGTTAATCAATTTTCTGTATTATTTATTTCGATTCCCAGATCCATTTCCCTCCATCGTATTGTTCGCAATAAAATACCTTGTTGTTGTTTTCTAAATAATATACACATATCTGTTGTTCGCCACTACTATCCAGTGTATACAATTCATTTTGAACATATAACACATTATACCGTTTGTTGGTTTTAGGATGTTCAAAATAAGCGACGGTTTGGGGATCATTTACAACTGATTCCTCCGTGCGAATAATCTGGGAATTGCAACACTCCATCTTGTTTAGTTAATATACTATAATTATCTATAATATATTTAATCAATTTTAGATAACTCAAATATCTAAATCCATCATATATCTTAACAATAATCCAAACACTGTCGCATGAACTAATATTCCCGTCATCGAAGGACATCCTTTGTTATCCGCGATTGTTCCAAATATAGAGCCTAATAATCCATTTACTAATTTATATGTCATTGGATTTACTATTATTAAAAATAATACTATCGTGTAAACGGTATAACGCCATTTATCGCCACCCGTTTGTTCGTGATTACATCTTTCACAGGATTTTCCCATTATATAAATTATAATGATATTTTTTTTATGACTCAGTTCCATTATTTTCATTTACATTTTGAGCTTCGTGAAATGCACCAAACCACGTTACCTTTCCCAAATATATCGCATCCATATAAAGACTTTTATTTTCACTTTTCTCAAATACTTCGGTCACCTGTACTATATCTTCGTTTTCCGTCCTATAATAAATATATGGAACCGTTTTGATAACATTACATATATTATCAAACTGTATTGCGGAATACACTGCATAACTTGTTGTTGTTGTTTCACTCATAATGGCAACTGAATATATTGTACAAAATTGATTATATATAAATCATTTTTATTTAATAATATATATATATAAATCATTCACTCACGCAAACAATGTGGAGAAGATCCCAATCCATTAACAAAAACACAAACTCTAATGAATCATTTAATTCGTATAATAACAAAAATGAAAAAACTGATAAACCAACAAAAAAACATCAACGCAAATATAACGATTACACCACACAGCAAACAAAACCCAAACCATTTGTTAATCCTCTATACGAAAATACACCCGAACTACAAAATCAGGAACCAGCCCAACCCAGTGAATTTCTTGACAAAATGCGCGAAATTGCAAATGTAGAACCAGAGTGTATCCCCCAAATTAATTACGACTGGTATCATCTTCGTAAGAATCAAGGAACAAACAAAGTAGAATATTCCGGTGATGGTATTCATTTTATTCCATATATTGGTCAACCCTTTGCTGAAAAAAATGATGTTGATATTAATCGGTATAGTTACGTGAAACTTAATCATTATGTTGATCAAGACGACCCATATTATATCAGTGACTATGAAATTGAAGCATTTGAGTTTAGCGAGGACGAAGAATATGCGGAGGATGAAGATATTAGTGAAGAAGAATGTTAGTCCAATAAACAGTATTATTACACATCCGTCGTAATTTTTTTACACAACCCATTATAATTCTTGTAATACCCACTTTACAATGAAGTGTACAGACAATTATATCTCATTATAGTTAAATGAAGATACACATTTCTACGCCAAAAGGTTCATCCAGAAGGAGGACACCAAAAGGTTCATCCAGAAGAAAGACACCAAAAGGTTCATCCGGAAGAAAGACACCAAAAGGTTCATCCGGAAGAAAGACACCAAAAGGTTCATCCGGAAGAAAAACAAATACGGGAGCATTTTATAATAAAAGAGATATGGGAAATACCCCTCGTGTCAATAATCGTACTCGTAGAATAAGACCAAGAACCGGTTTTAAACTACCAAAACTACCAAAAATGCGAATTATTAGTAATAATTACAAGAATTTAAAAAGTCCGGATAGTCCTTTTTTTCCACTTGATACCGAAGTTAGAGACGGAACTAATAAGTATGACCCATTTCGTTGGGTCGACCCAACATTTGCACCCAAAAAAATATGAATCGGGGGGTCTAACCCGTAAACGGTTTGCGCGGTGGTCGTGTCTTATAATCTATCTTACTTTTTTTAAACTTTTCACAACCTTCAAAAAGATTGATATATAACTTACATTCCGTCTCATTAAAACGATTTAAACACTCATTTAAATGCCTTTTCTCCATTGCGCATAATTTTAAATACCTATCTATGCTTATTTTATTTGCATCGTTCTCCATTATAATTTATATAATATTGTTTTTTTATATAAATTTCCTTCTTACTTTATTCGCGTAAATGACTTGTACGGGTTTCCCTCAAAACTATGCCAACCCTCGTGATTCAAACATATACTCAAATCTGACCATATTTTACCTCCACAACATTGTCTCCATAAATGACAAAAATAATAATCTTCCGTCAAATAATGCTCATCTATTACCTTACAATTAAAAATATCATATATTTTTTGTTGTGTTTCTGAATCTATATAGTAATCTACGTGTTTTTGTACTTCGGTTATTACTTGTTTTTCTATTAGCATAAACCCAGTTGCGCCGTATTTTACTTCCATCAAATCCCCATATAATGCATTATTATCTTGATTTATAAAAGTTGTTGAATATTTCACCCCCTTATATAAATCATCCTGTGTTTCTATTTTTTCTCCGGCTGATAACAATTTTGTATAATTATAACCCTTGTTTGGATACAACCCGATTACTACCGGTTTACTATGCTTTATTAACTTTAATACGTCGGCGGCTTCCCACTTTATATCTGCATCTATGAAAAATAAATGAGTACAATCTGTCTCCATAAACGTCTGGGTTAACATATTTCGTGCGCGAGTTACTGTCTGATTCGGCAAAAAACCAAACATATAATCTATTCCGTGTTGTTCGAACAACTTTATTGTATTAAACAATGATAACGTATAATAACACGACACCTGAGCACCAAAACACGGCGTAGCAATAAATACTTTTATTTTCTTTACTTCTATGTCTGTTTGTTCCATAATAATATACATCAAAATATGTTATTATATTTTTTTACTATAAAGATTTTTACCGGTCCAATTGCGGTCGTGGTTCTCGATACTATTAGGTTTAAACCGATGAAGATTTAAAATGGTGTAATAGTATTAATACCCAAGTTTCACCCTTGCGTCATTATTTTTGTTAAATACAACGAATCCTTCTTGGTATCAGTGCTAAATATAGTAAAAAGATATAAATACTTTTTACTATATATAATATAGTATGGAGAACGAAGAACCTAAATTATGTGTGAATATGGATTGTGAAAGATACCCACCTGATTGGGATTTTGAAGAAGATACAGAAGAGACGTATCAAGAAGATCAGTGGAAAAAATGTTGCCTATGTGATGGATACTTTAATGATAATGGAATGGGAGATATTTTATTCGTACAAGAAGAGCCAAATAATCAAGAAGCAGGGTGTAGTCTTTGTGGAAAAAGTGATGATGTAGTTCAAATGAAAGGTTGTGGACAATATCTTTGCGGAGATGGTTGTGATGAAGATAAAGATGATGATGAAGATGAAGATGAAGATTAGATTTTCGTATTTTTATTCGAACTTAAATGTCCATTTCCAATAAATTTCATTTATAGAACTCATACAAAAGGCATATTACTATATTAGTGTTTAATATAAAGAAACATACCACTCTTATGATAAATTACATTTATAGGTTCTCAATAAATGTAATATGAAACCTATTGCGGTTTAACCTGAACATCTTTTAATATATGTTTCATTATTTTTGTCAAATAAATAGAATCCTTATTGAAATCGGCTCCGCCAAGGGCCTCCGTTGCTATTTTCATATAATGTTGGTTCTCCCGTGTATCACATTCTCGGGAATCAGGATGGTCATTTTGCC